TCGAATTAGATATACCAAAAGCGAAGGAAATAGTGAAAAACTATGTCCAGACGTTATTGGATGCAGACCAGTTTGAAGCAGCGGCAACGATTCTCTGGGGGCCGAATGTGTATGACTGGAGGCCGATGTCTAGTCAGAACACATGGAGATGTTTGTTTGAGCAAGACAAGTTGTTGATTCAAGGTGCTGGCGCAATGGGCAAAACATTCGGTGCAGCGGCTTGGTTCTTGCTGGATTGGATGCGCGATCCACATTACACTTGCATTAAGGTTGTATCGCTTACAGCAGAACACGCACAACGCAACGTATTTGCAGCGATTAAGAAATTCTATACTACAGCATTAGTTAGGCCGGAATTTGAAGGCAGTGAGACACTTGTAAAAAGTATTCAAGCAAATAATGATTCCAAGAATGGTATTCACCTAGTTGCAGTTCCAAGAGGAGATAGCGGAACAGGAACGCTTCGCGGATTTCACCCTAGCCCAAGAAGCGGCAAGGCACACCCTAAATGGGGGAGGATGAGCCGAACCCATGTTGTGCTGGACGAAGCGGAAGAAGTCCCCGCTGGTGTTTGGGAAGGCTTGCAGAACATTTTGTCTGCTGCTGATACAGAAGGCGCAAAAGGCCGAATTAAAATTTTTGCTGCCAGCAACCCTAAAGATCGGACAAGTGAATTTGGCAAGCGGTGTGAGCCAATAGCAGGCTGGGGATCTATTGACTGCGAGGATGATCTTGAATGGAAGAGTCGTGATGCATGGCATGTTCTAAGACTGGATGCGGCTAAATGCGAGAATGTCATTGAGAAGAAGATTGTATTCCCCGGTCTTCAGACTTATGAGGGCTTTCAGGCATACGAATCCAAGGGTAAGACCGCAGAATATTACACCATGGCTAGGGGATGGTTCCCGCAAGAAGGTGTGTCCATGGCAATCATTACGCCAAGCATGATGGACAATGCCATGGGAATTACCCGGTTTATTGGGCCTGTAGTGCCCCTGTGCGCGTTCGACTTGGCTTTGGAGGGTAACGACCAAGTAATCTGTTCTTACGGCAGATTTGGGCTTTCTGACGGCTATACGCCAATGAGCGGGAAATTTGTAGAATACAAGAATCCCAAGGTTGTCTTACAACTTGACTCACAGATTCCTTTTCCCAAGGCAGCGACACTAGAGCAGTCCACAAATATTATCAGATTCTGCAAGCAAATGCGCATTGCTCCGAATTGGGTATGCGTTGACCGAACTGGAAATGGCGCAGGCATCCATGATTCTCTTTGCACCGTCTGGGGCGATGTGCTTGGAGTGAATTATTCGACTGCCGCTACTGACACGCACATTCTTGGTGACGATTCATTGCCTGCATCACAGCTTTATTCTGGCGTTGTTACAGAATTAATTTTCGGTTTGGCTAAGTATCTTGAGTTTGAATATCTGAAAATTTCTCCCGGCTTTAGAAGTGAAGAGCTAGTTCGACAAGCAACTGGAAGACGCTATAAGCAGAAGGGCCAAGGTTTGATTCGCGTGGAGAGCAAAGGTGACTACTGTAAACGCACAAGGCAACATTCCCCAGACGCATTGGATTCGCTATCATTATTAGTGTTTCTCTTGAGGCAACGGGGAGGCGCAATTGCGACTATGAACGATGCCAAGCCTGCATTGCCAGAACGAACAAAAGCCTTGCAAGGTATAGAAAAGATGGAATATGTTGATTTTTCCGAATAACTATGCCTAAACCAATAGAAGGATTGATACCTCCGGGCGGACATCACTACATGGAAAGTGATGTTAAGATTACTGGCAGCAGTTATAAAAACCTACTCGAAAATGTAACGAATTATCGTGCAGAGAACTACATTCCAGTAGGCGATGTTGAGGGAGATGTAACCAACTATATTTGCGGCAATTGGCCTCATTTCTGCCATGGCGTTGACATGGTTGTTGTAACGAGTGTAACGAGTCCTACAGATAGAACAGAGTTGATGAATGACATTTCTACTTGGGCTAGAAATATTCTTTACTCTACAGAAAGAAATCAACTTGTTAGTGATGATGTTGCAGAGGAAAGGGCCAAGATATGCAGGAATTGCCCTAATAATGTTAATTGGCGCGGCGGATGTTCTTCTTGCATTGCAGCAACGGATCGTATATGTGCAAGTATTCGTAATGCAAGAGACACAAAATCTTCAGCGGTTCTAGGTGGATGCAGGCTATTGAGGCATGATAACAGGACTGCGATTTTCTTTGACAAGGAAAAATTGGCTGAATCAAATGATTTGCCAAACGCTTGCTGGTTGAACAATAATAAATAATTATGGCAGATGTTTTAAAACCGCTACCCGCTTTTGTTACCGATACATACGCTAACAAGGCTCCTCGCATTGCTGATAATCAGACTAAGCAGAGGACGCTTAATATTGAGATGGAAGATCGGTCTCCAACTAGCAATGGAGATACTGTTGATCCAAAGACTCTCAAGGTAAGGCGGACATTTAAGGATACCGCGCAAGCGCATTCTGCATATCGTCGCTTGAAGCAACAGAATGTTGAGCGCAATCGCAAGAATCAGCTAATCCAAAAGAAGCTAAATAACGAGCCGCCATATAGCGCAAAGAAGCTAGAAAGTATGGGGCAAAACTGGCGCAGCAATCGTCCGACTGGCTTTCTTTCCACGATGGTTAGCCGTATTCAGCCTCCATTTAAACAGGTAATCGAGCAGGCTCCAACTCTTACCTATACCAAGTATCCAATCGAAGGTGTCGATACAGAAAATAAAACTAAGATTTTCCGTGAAGAGATTACGAAATGTATTCGTGGATGGAAGGGGCATGACGATATTGTTTCTCAAGTAGTCCACGAAAATACTACTTTTGGTTTTTGTGGTCTTTGCTGGGATGATCTTCGTGACTGGAAGCCGGACTTCCTTCGTCAAGACTACACATTTTTCTCTATCGAAACGCCGCAAGAAACAGATGCAACTCCTATCTGGGGACGCAAACGCCGCTACCAGATTGCGGAGCTTTTGCCAGTATTGGAAGATCCGCAGATGTCGGCAATGGCTGGATGGCACATTAAGAATCTTATCAGGGCAATTAACAATGCGATCCCTGCTGGACGCACACTTGATGCTGATGATGATGCTCGCCGCTATGAGGATTGGATTCGTGAAGGAAGTTACGGAGCCAGTTACGAGAATGACGCAAAATATGTAGAACTTGGCGAGCTTCTTGTTCGTGAGCCTAACGGAAAAATAAGCCGATTCTTGTTTGACGATAAAGGTGGAGACGAGATTTGCACTCAGCTTGACCGATATAGCCGAATGAGTGAATGCTTGGCATTGTTTAGTGTGGAGATTGGAAGCGGTGCGTTGATGTCATCTCGCGGGGCTGGGCGCGATCTTTATAACACGCATATTGCTGTTGAAAAGGCCCGCAACCTTGTTGTAGATAATTCCTACTTGTCTGGAATGCTTCTTCTCAAGAAGGGGCCGAACGCGAAAGCTGGAGCAACGCCACTTACTGTCCATCATCCTGTCGCCTATATCGCGGAAGGATATGAAGTAATCCCGCAGAATATGCCAGCGAATGTCAATGATTTCTTGACGCTGGATCGCTTTATCTCTGGGCTTGCTGAAATTCAAATTGGAACATTCCTGCCTAGTTCTGCTCTTGGAATGCGGGATCAAAAAGTAACCGCATCAGAAATCAATCGTGTTGCAGCTATCGAAAATCAAATCCGTGAAGGAATCTTGATGCGATTCACGAAACAATACAGCAATGCCGTTGAGCGTATGCAGCGAGGCATCTGCCATCCCGAACATATTAAGGCAGCATCAGAGCTAAAGACAAAACTTGATATTGCTCGACAAATGGTTCCTAACGCAGTCTGGGCTAGGGCAGATGTTGTTGACGCATTTGATCGTAGCGTCATGGAACTTCCCTCTTTCATGGTTCCATTCCAAGTTCCAGAGCATTTGGATGAGGATGCCATTTCTTGCGTTCTGAACATGCTTGAGCGCAATCTTCCTCCTTCTGATATTCTTCTTATGGCTTATAGTCCTGCTGAAGAACTGCTGCCTGATACTCAAGCTCAGAACGATCAGATTCTTGACATGATGATCCAGCGTTACACGGGCAATCCTAATGTAAATCAAGATGAGCTTTTGAAGCTTGATTGGAGCCGCAAACTTGGCGAGAGCATTGCTAATGCAGTTATCTTGCCTAAAGATCAAGTTGAATCTTTGGCGATTGAGGCAACCCGCCAGCAGATTATCGAGCTTCAATCCATCATTGCTGGACAAGAGGTTCCTGTATCGCCACGCGATAATGACATGGTTCATTTGAGCGTGATGTCTCAGAAGCTAATGCCACTTATCGAAAACGCTCCTGCTGGTTCATTGCCTCCAGAGATGGTGCAACCGCTAAGTAAGGCCATCGAGCATTTCATGGCACATATTATGCAAGCAGAAGCCAAAGGAGCAGAAAGGCAACAACTGTCTGAGTTCCGCGCATCTGCTGAAAAGGCATTCATGCACCTT